GTTTTGGTAAACAACACTACAGACATTAACGGCGCTGTAGCAGATGTTGCTACTCAGAGCATTACATTTACTTGTAACTCACCAATCGTAATTACAACCGCACCATAACAAAAAAGAAAAGGGGCTAACACAATGGCAAAACTCAAGATTACAAGGGCTGACGGCACAGTATCGGAGCATCCGATAACGCCAAAAATCGAGTGGGCCTTTGAGTTGTACGCTAAAGCAGGGTTTCACAAGGTTTTTAGAGATTTAGAGCGCCAAACAGATGTTTACTGGCTGGCCTGGGAGTGTTTACGCACAAGCGGGCAAACCGTACCAATGTTTGGAGCAGAGTTTTTAGATACCTTAGCTAAGGTTGAAGTATTGGACGATGACCCTTCGCAATAGTGGGGCGCGGTAGTTTTGGTTACCTGGTTGCACAGCTAGCCGTAGAGACGGGTATCGCGCCCCAGTATTTACTAGACCTTGATGCAGATATGTTTAAGAATATGTTAAAGGTTTTACACGATAGAGCTAAGGAGCAACAAAATGCCAACAGAGCTAGAAGGGGCCGTACAGCTCCGCGTAGCCCTTAAGCGTTTTGCACCTGACCTATCTAAAGAAACTCAGTCACAGATGGCGGCTGCATTAAAAACTGTTACTTCAGTAGCTAGAGGATATGTACCTAGTGACGGGCAGGTATTATCGGGCTGGTCAAAAAACCTCTCAGGTGAAGAAAACCTGGCTTATCGCCCATTCCCTAAGTTTAACTCGGTTGCAGCTAAAGCCGGTATTACCTATTCCACTTCACCGTCTAAACCTAATAAAAACGGGTTTGTAGCCTTAGCTCGTATTCTTAATAAAAATGCTGCCGCTGCTATCTATGAAACAGCTGGACGTAAAAATGCACAAGGTCAACCTAACTTTTCACAGAAAAACTTTGTTTATCGTACAGGTGGAAACGGGCCTGGAGATTTTCAACTTAACTATTTTGCACATAGTAAAAGTACTCAGCGCAAGGGCTATAATAACTCACTTAACCCTAATGCCGGTAAACAGTTTATAGATAACATTAACAGTACAGGCCAGCTAGTCAACGCCCGCCCTAAAGGTTTAGTAGGTAGCCCAGGGCGCAAACTTACTGGCCGCTTAATCTTTAGAGCCTGGGCAGAGGATAACGGGCGCGCTAATGCTGCAGTTATTAAAGCCCTAGAAAATGCCTCAAAAATGTTTTATGAAAATACAAGGAGAGCTGCCTAATGGCTACCGATTTAGTCGTAAATATAGCCAGTCAATTCTTAGGTAAAAAGGCTTTTCTTGATGCTGACAAAGCTACCAAAAAACTTACAGGTAGCGTAAAAACTTTAGGCCGTACCTTAGGCGTAAGCCTTAGCGCCGCGGCTGTTTTGGCCTATGGCAAGGCATCGGTAAAGGCAGCTAGTGAAGATATTAAAGCCCAAAAACTACTAGCTAATAGTCTTAAAAATGTTGGCTTAGCTTATGCAACTGTTGACGTAGAGGGTTTTATATCTAAGATGCAGAGCCAAACTGGCGTATTAGATGACCAGTTACGCCCGGCTTTTGCTAAGTTAGCTGGAGTTACTGGCTCAGTAGCCAAAACTGAAAAGCTTATGGCTCTTGCTTTTGATGTATCTAGTGGCTCATCTTTAGATTATGCCTCGGCTGTTGACCTATTAAGCCAAGCTTATGTAGGCAATACAAAAGGATTAAAGCAACTTAATTTAGGACTTACACAGGCCGAGATTAAGGCTATGTCGTTTGACGAGGTTATGGCATTACTGAATGAGCGTTTTGCTGGCTCAGGTAAGGCAGCCATTGATACTTACGCCGGGCAGATGTCTTTACTTGCAGCTGCATCATCTAATGCCTCAGAGATTATTGGCACAAGCCTACTAGGGGCTATTGACTCACTAACGGGTAGTGATGGCATAGCCAATGTAGGCACAGATATAGAAAACGCGGCTAAATCTTTATCTAATTTTATTGATAGCGTTGTTTATCTTAAAGAGCAGATAGCCAGCATCCCAGGGGCAGGTATAGTTAAAGGCGCTATTGGTTTGGTTGGCAACGTATTAGGCCGCTTTAGCCCGCAACGTGCAGCTGAGTTACTTAAAGAGATTAAAGGCCCACAGCCTTTTAGCCAGCCAATGACTTTAGCTAATCAAGATACAGGCAGAGCTAATGCTGCAGCCTCAAAGGCGGCAGAGTTAGCCGCTATTAAGCGTAATAAGGAGCTAGCGGCTCTTGCTAAGTCTCAGGCTAAAAGCGCTGCAGCTACTCTAAAGTCTAAACAAGAGCAGGCTAAATTAGATAAAGCTACAGCTGCAGGCCAATTAGCATTAAATAAGGGTGCAGATGTTTTTGACATAGAGAAAATCCAACTCAATGCAGCTCTAATAGGTCAGGCTGAGGCCTTAGGTAAGGCAACAACCGGGGCGCAAGTACTGGCTATAGCCAACGATGTACAGCGCTTAAAGGTTAAGCAAGATATGTTGGCTTTAGAAGATGCAATAGCATCTAAGGATGTAGCCCGTATTGAGTCTGCTACTAAGCAACTTAATGAGGACTTAAAAATCCTGGGTACCTTGCAGAGCCAAAACTTTACTTTACTAGGTATTAAAACAGTTTTGGATAGCCTAAAACCTAAAGAGCTTATAGACCAAGAAAACCTAAATATGGCTTTAGACAAGATACGCGAGATGCTAAGGCTTTTGGCACAGGCAGGCGCAACACCTAGCACTAGACCAAGCTCAGGCATCCCTACGGGCGATTACGTTGCCCCTGTAGTTTTTGACCCTAACACGTCTATAGATGCAGTTATTGAATATGCCGATGCTGCGACTGAGCGCGCTACCGCTTTTGCTATATTGCAAGAGCAAGAAAACTACGCAGCTTATCTATCACTTATTGAGTTTCAGAAAAAACTAGGAGACTTTGGGGGCTATAGCGCCGATATGAACAGAGGCGCCGGTTATGGCTCAGGCTCAACTGTAACTGTTGAAATTGTAGATAAGACAAGCGGCCTTATTGAGGTAGTACAAAATGCCGTACAAGAAAATAATAGGTTTGGCAATAACCTTAACTTTGCTGGCGCGATATGACCGTACCCGTAATTAACGCCGTTATTAACTTTAGTACTGGGCCTAGCTTTGCTCAAGCTATGATTTTAGATAGCGGCATATTAGGCACAAATATCCTGGCCGATGCAGCTAGCGTTATTGTGGATGTTTCAGACGTGGTAGATAGTATTGAGACAAAGCGCGGGCGTAATCCTCAGGCTGACCAATTCCAAACAGGTACGCTAACTATGCGTATTGTTGACCAGGTGGGCGCGTTCAACCCCCAAAACCCAGCAAGCCCCTACTTTCAGCTTTTGACCCCTATGCGTAAAGTACAAATTACGGCTACATACGGGGCAACTACTTACCCTATTTTTGCTGGCTTTATTACTAGCTGGACAACTACTACACCTAAAAATGCTAATGATGTGGTTTATACCACTATTACAGCTGTAGATGCTTTTAGACTCGCGCAAAATGCTCAGATAAGTACGGTGGCAGGCACCTCAGCGGGTCAGCTTAGCGGTGCAAGAATTAACGCCCTACTAGATGCTATTAACTGGCCTGCCTCAATGCGAGACGTGGATACGGGCCTCACTACAATGCAGGCAGACCCAGGCACAGCCCGCACAAGCCTTGCAGCTATGCAAACCGTAGAGACTAGCGAGTACGGCGCCTTGTATGTAGATGCAGCTGGCTCGTTTGTTTTTCAAGATAGAGCTGTAACAGCTGGCAGTACAGGTTTACCCCCTGTGGTATTTAACGATAATGGCACAGGTATAGGTTATTTTAATGCGGTCTGGCGCCTTGACGATACCTTAGTTTACAATTCAGCCAGCATTACCCGTACAGGTGGCACGGCCCAGACGGCCATAAATCAAGCCAGCATAGATAAGTACTTTGTGCATAGCTACAACCAACAAAACCTACTAATGCAAACCGATGC